GCCCGTAATAGAAAAGAAGGTAAAAAAACATTTACACATAGAGGTAAAGAATATACAACAGAAACAAAAGAAGAAAAAGCAGCTAAAAAAGAAGCAGCTAAACCCAAAAGAGATACAGGCTCAAAAAGTAATAGATTAGATCAGTCTAATCCTAATTCAGAAATAAACTTTAATGAGCACCTTGCTGATTGGGAAAAAGCACAAGCTAAAAGTAACCCTGCACTAGCTCAACACTTTATACTTACTGCTAATAGACGAGAGAATGATAAAAAGAAAACAGGAAAAGACCCTGCCGATAAAGTATCTGCAAAGAAACACGATGAGTCTGGTGGACTTGGTGGATTCTTTAAAGGACTTTTCGGTGCAGAAAAGGGTGGACTAGCAACCCGAAGATAATTGCTAGATATGCTGGCTACTCACCCCCCATCCAACATGGCTACGGTGGCCCTAGTTCAAGGAAACACAATGTCCGATACTATCATGGCTGAAGAAGTGCAGCCCGAAAAGAAAACAGCTTTCGCAAATCGTAAGTATACTAACGAAGAACGAATCAAAAAAGAAGAAGAAGAATTAGAACAGCTTATTGCAGAACAAAAAGGTGAAGCTAAAGAGGAAGAGCCTCAAGAAGCTGAACCAACTAATGCAGAAGAGAAAAGTTTTAAGAAACGTTACGGTGATCTTCGTCGCCATATGCAAGAAAAAGAAAAAGTTTGGGAAGCAAATCAACTTGAGTTGCAAAAACAGCTTAAAGAAGTTACCCAAAAAGAGATTAAACTACCTAAGTCTGACGAAGACATTGAGGCTTGGGCTACACAGTATCCAGATGTAGCAGCTATTGTAGAAACCATTGCAATTAAAAAGGCACGTGAACAAGCTGCTGGATTAGAAGATCGTGTAAAAGAGATTGATGAGATGAAAGCAAGTGCATCTCGTGAGAAAGCTGAAGTCGAGCTTATGAAAGCACACCCTGACTTTGGTGAAATTCGTGATAGTGATGCATTCCACGAGTGGGCAGAAGAGCAGCCTAAGTGGGTGCAAGACGCACTATACGAAAATGATAATGATTCACGTTCTGCTGCTAGGGCAATTGATTTGTACAAAGCAGATATGAACATTAAGACAAAGAAACCTGCCAGCAATAAAGATGCTGCACGTTCTGTGAATAGTCGTAATAATAGAAGTCAACCTGATACCGATAATGACACGGCGGTATTTAAAGAGAGTGATGTAAATAAAATGTCACCTCAACAGTACGAAAAGGCTGCTGATGCAATCATGGAATCTATTCGTACAGGTAAATTTATTTACGATATGTCGGGTTCAGCCCGATAAAAGGTATTGACATATAATATATTTATGATATAACTATGTGTACAATCTAATGGTGTGACCCCTTTATGGAATACTCGCACCATTAAATACTCTTAGCAAACAACAATAGCTTTCGGACAACCTAATGTCTTATGGCCCATTTGATGGAAGGTAGGCCAACTTTCCTAATAATGCACCCTACTAGAATTAGCCTCTGTATAAGTAACTTGAAGGTTTGCATCTGTGTCTCAATGCTAAAGGAGAATTAAAATGGCATTTTCGACAGCTTCTGGTCATGGAAACCTACCTAATGGTAATTTCTCGCCAGTTATCTACAGCAAACAGGTGCAACTTGCATTCCGCAAAGCATCTGTTGCCGAGGCAATCACAAACTCTGACTATTTCGGAGAGATTGCAAACATGGGTGACTCAGTAAAAATCATCAAAGAACCTGAAATCACCGTAAAAGAATACGCACGTGGTACAACTATCACACCACAAGACTTGGATGATGAAGACTTTTCATTGACCATCGACAAAGCAAACTACTTTGCCTTTAAAGTCGATGACATTGAGGAAGCCCACTCTCATGTAAACTTCCAAAGCCTTGCAAGTGATCGTGCTGCGTATCGTTTGTCAGATCAGTTTGACCAAGACGTTCTTGGTTATCTAACTGGTTTTAAACAATCAGCACTACACGGTACACCAGACACAGTTAACACTACTGTTAATGGTTCTAAGGCCGTTTCAACTGCAGGATCAGACGAGTTGTTGTCTTCAATGAAAATTGATGCTAATGACTTTGGTGGTTCAGCAGGTGATGCACTTGCACTTCAGCCTCGTACTGGTGGTGCAACTGACTCAACTCCTGCTGCTGGTGACACATTCCCATTGACTGTGATTGCACGTATGTCTCGTCTTCTTGACCAGCAAAACGTGGACTCACAAGGTCGTTGGCTTGTTGTTGATCCAGTATTTATGGAACTGCTGAAAGATGAGGACTCCCGTTTGTTTAACGCAGACTTTGGTGGTTCTGGTCTTCAGAATGGTCAAATCGGAACTAAGATTCACGGATTTACCTGTTATACGTCTAACAACCTTCCTACCGTTGGTACTGGTCCTTCCTTTACTGGAACGAACTCATCTACTAGCTATGGCATGATTGTTGCTGGACATGATTCTGCTGTCGCAACTGCGGAGCAAATCAACAAAACAGAAACATACCGTGACCCAGATTCATTTGCCGACATTGTTCGGGGTATGCATCTATATGGCCGCAAGATTCTTCGTCCAGAAGCTCTTGTGAATGCTAAGTATCACTTGGCATAAGGGAGGATTGAAACATGGCACTTGGTGATAACACCCTTCGTTCAGCCGCAGGTAACTCGCAGCGTGGACGTAACCCCTACATGGTTCAAACTACCTTGAATTGGGCTACAGCTTTGTCAGACAAAGGTTCTGCTCTTGCAGCTTCCGATGTCGTTCCTGTCATTGCTGTACCTAAAGGTACTATGGTCCTTAATGCAGGTATCGAAGTTGAAACCGCATCCGATGGTTCTACTTTTACAGTAGACTTGGGTATGGTTGATGCTGACGTATTTGTTGATGGTTTCGATGCTACATCTGCAGCAGCAGTAGTCGCACAGAACCCTGCAGCATATCAGCCCGTAATGGCTGTTGCTGATGACAACATTGATGTAACAATTGCTACCCTATCAGGTGGTGCTGTTTCATCAGGTAAGTTCCGTGTTTGGGCAGTCCTAATGGATTGTACAGACATGGGTGACACGTCTGCTAATGAAGTAGATCGTGACACACTTGCTTAATTAAAATATAGGTAGGCTGCTTAACTGTGGCCTACCTATACGCATGTAAAAAGGAAACCAATCATGGGTATTACAACTGCAATGTGCAACAGTTTTAAAACAGAATTACTTGGCGGTGTCCATGACTTGGATAGTGACAGTATTAAACTTGCACTAATTAAAGCATCTCCTTCGGGAACATATAATGCTTCCACAACTAATTATTCTAATGTCACAGGTAACTCTGATGAATCTTCAGGAACAAACTACAGTACTGGTGGACAGGTACTAGACTCCGCATCAATTAGTTTGTCTAGCTCTACAGCTATTGTAGACTTTGCTGATGAAGTTTTTTCTAATGTGACTACTTCTGCTGACGGATGTATCATATATAATGCAGGTCAATCAAACAAGGCTATTTGCGTAATTGATTTTGGTGGTACAGTTAGTGCTACTGCAGGTGATCTTACTATAGAATTTCCAGCAGCAGATGCTTCTAATGCGGTTATTCGCATAGCCTAATGGCTATTGTACTAGCTTCAGCCCGTTACGGCACAGGTGTATATGGTGCATCTTCGTATGGCGCAGAAGATATTACTAAAGTAATTACAGGTGTTTCAGCTACAGGCAGTGTAAATACTGTAGAAGAAAAACCCACTGAAGTTCTTAATGGTGTATCAGCTACGGGTTCTATAGGAACTGTTAATGCATTTATTAAGATAACTCTAACAGGAGTATCAGCTACAGGTTCTATAGGGACAGTATCTCCTAATGTAGCAAAAGAAATTACTGGTGTTTCAGCTACAGGTGCAATAGAAACAGTAGCTGCAGGTGGTTTTGAAATTGATGTTACTGAACGCATTAGCACAGGAGTAAGTGCTACAGGTTCGGTAAATACTGTAGCACCAAACATAACGGAAAAACTAGCTAGTGTAAGTGCCACAGGTTCTATCAATACAGTACAGCCAGTTATTAGTTTTTCAGTATCACTTACTGGAACTGAAGGTACATTACAACTTGGTAGCATTGAAGCTAAGACAGAAGAAAAGTTAGGCAGTGTATCAGCTACAGGTTCTATTGGTACAATTACTCTTCACACTGTTGCAGGTTTAACTTCGACAAGCATGACAAGCACCATAGGTTTTAGTAGCTCAAATGTAACAGCAGTAGTGTTTGACTTCCAAGCTGTAAAAGATCAGTATAGCCGTAGACGTACCGTATATATAGCAGAGGCAGCATAATGTCTACTTCAGCATCTAGAACGGTACGTGTGCCACAAGAAAATAGAATAGTGT